CTCAGATAGTTAGTCACGAATAGCTAGAAGAAAGTTGAGGTACAAAATGAACAAAAATTGTAAGCACATAGGCGTGGAATTTTCCCTGGGCCATAGGCTACGGATTTTACCCAATGCTGGTAAAGCTGGCTTGGTGTCCCAGCTTCAATGGTGCCTGGGCTGCCGCAATCAGATCCTGATTGTGCTATCCCTGGGCACATCCAAACCTATCACCAGAAAGGCATTGCGAAACTAGGCACAAATAGCTAGAAGGAAAGAGGTACAAAATGAGCATAGATAATCAGATCACCAGACTGGAGCGCATCGCTCCCAATATCCCACCTTGCCGCTGCTGTGGGCGTGATTTAGGCATCGTGGAGCAGCTAATGCATGGCCAGGAATGCGCTAGCCAGGGTATCAGCATTGCCAGCGTGGCAATCCATACCCGATGCATACCCAAGCACTGGGACAAACATAGCCACGGCAAAAGGCCCACACGCTGCAAGGAATTCGGCAAAGTATAGGCACGAACACCTCAAATTATGAAAGCGTGACTGAGGAGGCACGCTAGTGGCAGGGTTAGCCGCCTGCCGCCTGATGATTAAAGGCTAGAGGAGAACAGGAACATGGCAGCGATACACATGAGTTGGAGCAATGACGGCACAGAGACACGATGCGGCAAGGTGGACGTAGTCAACACGCTGGGCAGGAAGGTCTATGTCCCATCGATACCCAAGGCGGATGACTGGACACTAGTGACCTGCAAGACGTGCCTGAAGGCCTACGTCTGGCCTACGTCTGGCAGGCGCGCCAATGGCACATGGGGACGCAATGGGTTCACGGCCCGTATAGCATAATAGCTCCAACCCTGGCCGATGGGCGCTGATGGCAGCGCCCGCGGGCCAGTGCTGGAGTGCAGCACTGAGATTCAATCAATCGGAGGGAAGACATGGAGTTTTTGACAGGCAGGGATTACCCGTGGATGTGTGCAGGGTGCAGGTCCGCAGTGGACCAGTGCGCGGAGGAAATAGCGGAGCGCGTGGCGTTAGGGGCTAACGATATGGTGAGTGGTCGAGTGATGATAGACCTAACGGATGACAATGAAGCGCCGAGTACGTTGGCGTATGACCGCGGGATGTTTTGTGGCTGGGGCGAATGTGAGAGCGTAGGCGCTGAGAATCAAATGATAGGCACATACCCAGTGTGCGACACACACAAGGGGACGCTTGAGGATAGGCTAGGCAATCGGGTCCACTTCTACTTGCTGAGTAACACGCCGATACTGGGGAGCTATACGCTCTGCGAGGCGCACCTGACAGGGTGCAAAGCCCCGGCAACGCATCGCTATGCACTGATACAGGCGTAGGCGATAACCAAATATAGACGGAGGTGAATGATGGATAATGAAAGAGCGGAATTGATAAAGGCACTTGAGGGATTCACTAGCGCAGCCCTCAGACTAGACAATGCGTTTACGGGCCTCTCGGAAGAGGACAAGGAGATACTGCACATTGACGCCCTGCATAGTCATTGGGACAACCCTGATGATTGCGTGGCTTGCAAGGTGTTTGCCAAGCTATACGGCGACCTGTTTCCCGCGTCTTTCGATGAGTGGGCTTACACATTGTCAGGTGACTTCCTCAAAGAGGTACAAAGCCGGGTGTTGAACCCGGATCTGGAGATGAGATGTTGTGATGAACACATTTCAAATCGGAGGTGACGATGGGACAATAATGGCATGGTCGGGGCCGGGGCAGTACCAAACTACTACTCCGGCCCCAGAGGCCACTTCTCGGCCTCGCTAGAGGCCAACACGGGACAATATGAGCAATCGAGGAGGGAATAATGGCAGAACAACTGGACGAACTCAGGGACATTGCAGCGCGTACCGCAGGGCTGCGCTACGACTCGGCGGAGGCGCAGACCATCCACGACGAGGGGGACTGGGCGCAATACTACCCGGAGGTGGATGGCTACGGCTACCTGACTGGTCGCGTGATTGGCGGCAATGATGACGGCTATCTGGTGGTGGATGATGTAGCGATGGTAGATGCCAGCATCTACCGCGGTAGACGTCGAGGGCAAAATCCCGTAGACCACCCAGGCATATATTACCATGTGGCTGGGGATGGCTGGGCATTGGGCCAACCACTGAGGTCCTACGACAGGAGAGAGGCAATGGAGGGCGAACCACCTCCCTGGAAATGGGGCGGCGAGCCAATCGATACCGATGTGGTGGCACTGCATGACAATTTGGCTGAGGCCCAGGAACACGCCGAGGAATTTGGGGGGACAATCCTCATCATCACTGTCCCAGAACACGCCGAGGACTATGGCATCCTAGGGGCTGTGGTCGAGGAGGGATACCCCGCTATCTATGATGAAATTCCCGCAGATATGATTTCAATTGAGGAGGCCCAATAATGGCAGACGCAACGGCGATACAACGACTGACTAGGTGGATGAGTGGGTTTATGGAAACGCCACTGTATGAGGACTACCTCACCAACGAGGGGTTCACGGACGATGAGTGGTGGGACACCTGGGCAGAGGTGACTAGGGCCTGTAATAGCCACGATGCCTTGCTAAAGGAACAGGAATGAGACTACTAGTAGACGGCACCAGGTACATAGCAGAGTCGCAGTACGAGGAGCGTGCTATTCCCAAGGCGGCAGGGTTCAGGTGGCACCCTGCCCGGAGGGAGTGGTGGACTGAAGATCCCGTCAAGGCCATGCGCCTCATCGCCCACGCCGATGCGGCGGTGGCCGCCGCCATCAGGGCAGGCATAGCAGCCCTCCAGAGCAGCGTAGCAGCCTCGTCAGCCCACGATGCGGACGTGGAGATACCTGCACCAGAGGGGCTGGCCTATCTCCCATTCCAGAGGGCTGGCATAGCCTATGCTGCCAGCCGCAGGGCTACACTCATAGCTGACGAGATGGGCCTGGGCAAAACCATCGAGGCCATCGGCGTAATCAACCAGAGCACGGACATACGCACCGTGCTCGTGGTATGTCCAGCATCCCTCAAGATTAACTGGCAGCGCGAGCTGGAGCGGTGGTTGGTCCATCCCCTCACCGTGGGCATATGTAACGGCACCGTGCCCGATGCGGACATCCTCGTCACTAACTACGAACAGCTTGGCAAAGTGCCCCCCAAGGACATCGACCTATTGGTTATCGATGAGGCACACATGGTCAAGAACCCCAAGGCCCAGCGCACCCGGCTGGTCACCGCATGGGGCAAGAGGGCACGGCGTGTCGTCCTGATGACAGGCTCCCCTATCGTGAACAGGCCCATCGAACTGCACTCCCTCCTGAGCGTACTGGATGCTCCAGCGTGGCCGTTCTGGGCGTATGCCCAGCGGTACTGTGCCGCCCACCAGACCAGGTGGGGGTGGGACTTCAGCGGAGCGTCCAACCTGGACGAGCTGCAATACAAGCTCCGCTCCACGCTCATGGTGCGTAGGCTCAAGGCTGACGTGCTGACTGAGTTGCCACCCAAGCGCAGGCAACTCATCACCCTCTCTTCCAAGGGCTACAGCCAGTCCCTCAAGGCTGAGTCTAAGCTACAGGAGAGGGTAGACCAGGAGCGTGAGGCTCTGGAGCTGGAGCGAGATCTGGCTGATGCCATCGGGGACACTGAGGCATACGGCAGAGCGGTGCAGGCTCTGAGGCAGGGTTACCTCGCAGCATTCGAGGAGATATCACGCATCAGGCACGAGACTGCGGTAGCTAAGGTGCCAGCAGTAGCGGAGCACGTCACTGAGCTGCTCGAATCAGTCGAGAAGGTGGTCATCATGGCCCACCACCATGACGTGGTGGATGCCCTGTGCGAGGCACTGGCTGAGTATGGGGTGGTGAGTCTCACGGGACGTGACAGTCAGGCCACCAGGCAGCACGCCGTGGACACATTCCAGACAGACCCCAACACGAGGATATTCGTGGGTTCCATACAGGCCGCTGGTGTTGGGTTAACCCTGACGGCTGCGTCCACTGTGGTGTTCGCCGAACTAGACTGGGTGCCTGGTAACGTGAGCCAGGCAGAGGACCGTTGCCACCGCATCGGACAGACTGACTCAGTACTCGTGCAGCACGTTGTGTTGGACGGCAGCATCGATGCCAGGCTGGCACAGGTGCTGATCGATAAGCAGGCAGTGATAGACAGGGTGGTGGACGGCGGTGGGACAGCACCAAACATGGAGCCAGTGGAGCTACCCTCCCGAATAGCCAGAAAGGAAGTGACAGTGGCATCGGTGGCGGCGGTGCCAGAGGAACAGAAGGTCGCCATCCATGCAGGGCTGAGGCTCCTCGCTGCACATGACCCTGATGGGGCCAGGAATCGCAACGATGTGGGGTACAACAGCAGCGACAGCCGATTCGGGCACGCCCTGGCAGCCCTCGACCACCTCACGGACGGCCAGGCATCAGCAGCTAGGCGAATGCTGGCTAAGTACCATCGGCAACTAGGTGACCTAGTGGCAGAGATGGGGTGAGTCTGATAGATTGACACTGGTCACACAATGGACTATGATTAGCTACAACTTGAGATAGAGGAGAGGAGAATAATGGCAGACATAACAGTGCAGCTTGAGGGTGAAGCATTGAAGCACTACCTGATGAAAAGATTCAACAAAACAGAAGCTGAGGCTATACAAATCCTAGAATGGCAGAAGAAGGAGAGAGGACAGGTGACCCATGCGTGACCTAGCCTACCCATTCATCAGGTGCGTACAGTGCGAGGGCATAGCCCTCAGCCCTCGCCGCCTCTGCTCCCACTGTGAGGTACAGGAAACCATGAAGGGGGTACAGGCAACCATGCAGGAGATACAACAGACGGCAACCATCAAAGGGCGGTGTACATTCTGCCGTGCGTTGACTGTCGTGACGAATCGGAACCTTCACCTTCGCACTGATCATAGGTACGCACTCATCTGTGACGATTGTGAAGAGGGCTACGGCTCGGAGTGAAAGGGGTGAAACATTGGACATAGACCTAGAGGACAGGGGAGTGGGGTGGGCAGTTGCCGGTACGATTGGACTGGTCATGGGTGTACTGGCAGCGGTACTGGTCAGGAAAAAGAAAAAGCAGAAGGGAGATCTGATTTGCCAATGAGAGTGAGGGTCCGTGTCACTGACATCACTGACGGGCCTGGGGGTACGATAGGAGTAGCCCTGTTCTACCGCCCCATCGAGGCCCAGGCCAGGTTTGGCGTCAGTGGGGAGACACTGAATAAGTGGCGCCGGGAGGGGTTCCTCCAGGGCCATGCCGTAGGGCGAGGGTATATCTATGATGCCATACAACTCGATGAGGCCGAGAGAGTGTTGCGTAGACGAGCGATAGATAAGAAAAACGAGGAGGTAGTATATCGTGGCTAGAGAAACATCGGATAAGAGTGTGCTACTGGGTGTCCTGGACAGGTGGTTGCCACCGAGTGGGAACATGGCCGGGAAATTTTACATGACCACTGACGATGGGGAGTTAGTACACCTGACGGTCTGGCCTGTATATGATACGCCAAAACCCTGGGATGAGGACACACCCCTGAAGGCATTTATGAAGGGGTTGGATCCCTATGCTATGGTGGACCGGGCAGTACAGGTCATCGCCGACTACAAGGGAGACCGTGAGGGCATTGACCAGTACTGGCCTACCCAGATCAAGGTTGTTGGTGGCAATGCCCAGCAGCCAGCGTCTTCACCCAAGGCCAAGGCGCCGAGCCCAGCAAGGCATACACCCACTGAGGACGCACCTATCAAACCATCCAGGGCAGAACTGGGAGCTGCAACAGGCAATGCCATCACCAATGCTGCGAACCTTATCGCAGCCCATGTCCAGAAGACGGGCAAACTGCCGGACAAATCCTACCTCGAGGACGCGGTGGATCTACTGCACTACGCCAAGAGCTTGATACTCTCTGAGCGAGCAGCCCCGGCGCCCAGTGACCCAGTGCCGGAGGAGGAAGGGCCCGAGATCCTGGTCATCGGGCCAGAGGAAGACGACGACTCCCTCGGAGTCCTGAGCGTGGAGGATGACAATGCCAACTGATGTACAAACCCACCCCTTGGCCAATGGCACATCAGTGGCGATATCAAGAAATGGGAACCATCAATATTGGGTCGGCGATGGTTCCAAGATGCGTAGTGTTACCAGCATTTTGAAGCACGTTGAAGGTGATACCTTCGGGGTGGGTATGAACTGGGCCCTGAAGGTTGCCAGGGAGCATGGGGGAAACCTCAATGCTCCTCGGCAACTCACCAAGGAGTCCCTTGATATAGGGAATGCACTCCATGAGGCTGTGGATGCCTACATACGGCACGGTACTATCACTGAGGATGACCCGGTGTTCCTGGCGTGGTTCCAGAAGGGCCAGGATGTTGAGTGGGTAGCGTCGGAGCGCTTCCTCTACCACCCTCAGATGGCGTTTGGGGGAACCGTAGATGCCCTCTCCAGGGAGAGTGATGGTAGTATCGCTATCCATGACTGGAAGACAGTTGATAAAAATTCCTGGGATCGTTATGCGGACAGCCTCAGACGCAACAAGGACTGGGCCCAGGTATCGGCGTATGCCTCAGCGCTACAGGCAATGAACAGCCTGTGGGGGCCCATCACCACGGGATACATCACATACATCATGCGAGATGGCAGCGGTGCTGCTACGGTCACGGTAGACCTCAAGCGTGGGCTGGCATTGTTCAACGCGTCTCGGGAGTTGTTCTTACTAGCCGAGGAGGGGGAGTCATGAGAACACCGCCCGGTGGGCGCATGGGCATACCCCGGTGCGCGGGCCTCCACGCCGTGTCAACAGAGCATCTATGTATGGACTGCCAGCACCTCGAACTGCGAAGGGCTGAGGTGCAGGCACTAGAGAGGCGCAACGCATTGCTGGAGGAGGAGCTGGATCTGGAGTTCAGTGGAAGGCGAAGGCCACGGCGAGAAGCCCCACCACCACCGCCACCACCAGCACCAGGGACTGTGTATGGCCAGAGGGGAGGGATGTCTATTGAACCACGATGAAGACATCCTGCCGGACCTGTATGAATTCAGTATGTCTGGCAGTGACGGCCAGTACACACTGGTCTGGCCAGCCCTGCATATCTCCTGTGAGGTGGAGAGAGTACGGCCATCAACAGACCATGACGTTAAGGGAGAGTTGAACTTTACCTCGGAGCGCCCTGCCAGTGCCGGCCATCTCAGGCATGGGCGCATCCTGCTCACCTCCCCCACGGCCAAGAAGAGTTTTGCAAAACTACTGGAGGATAGGGATAGCCAGGTCGATTGGGATAAGGTCCTCGAGCAACTCTGTGTCTCAGTCATCAAGGCCTCGAGGGCTGGCTCACCAGAGGTGCGGATAACAGGGGACACTGATGTGGTGGCCCAGGCCAAGTGGCTCGTAGACCCCGTCCTCCAGCTTAACAACCCCACCCTGGTCTACGGCCCAGGCTCCAGCGGCAAGAGCTGGTTCGGCCAGTACCTGGCGGTGCTGGCTGATGCGGGTATCAGTCATGGTGGGCTCAACGTGGAACCAGCCAACACCCTGATACTGGACTGGGAGACATCACAGGAGGAGATAGGGGCGCGGATCACCATGATAAGGAGGGGGCTGGGACTCACCGGCCAGTCCGGTGTGTGGTACAAATCAATGAGTCAGGGACTCGCCAGTGACCTCGAGACTGTCCGCACCGCTGTCCTCCAGAGAGACATCAGCTTTATCGTGCTGGACTCCATAGGCTCCGCAGCAGCGGGGGAACCCGAGAGTGCAGAGGTGGTGCTTAGACTGTTCAACAGCCTGCGTAGCCTCAAGGTGACCAGCCTCTGCATAGATCATACGAACAGGGAGAACACCCTGTTCGGCTCAGTCTATAAATTCAATGCGAGCCGGCAGATCTTCGAGGTCAAGAAACACCAGAAGCCTGACGCGGACAAGGTGGTCTTCGCCCTGTTTCACCGCAAGGCCAACAACTCAAAGCTGATACGGGACATGGGTTTTGAGTTGGACTTCGCAGAGTCGGGACAGGTTGCCTTCAACAGGAAGGACGTGCGTGACACTGACCTGGCACACTTCCAGAGCATCCCTGACCGCATCCTTAACGCCTTCCGGATGAACAACGGCAACGGCAAGCTGACTGTGGATGACGTGGCAGAGGAAATCACCACAGATGAAAGGCCGGTCACCAAGGAGAGCGTGAGGACGGCCATGTCCAGGCTGTTTAACAACGGCACACTGATGAAGCGCCCCGAGGACAAGGACCGAGAGGGCAAGCAACAGTATGTCCTGCCGGCACGGGAGTCACGGGAAGAGCCGGCGCCACCAGTTGTGAAGGGGGGAATCGTAGCAGAAGGGGAGGACCAGTGGAAACTAACGTAAGGGTAGACCTACAGACACTGGAGACGGGGCTCAAGCACATAGAGATGGCATATATTAACGG